ATGGAAACGCAGAACTTCATTACCGGGCCAGTCCCCCCGCAAATCCTCAACTATGTGAATGGCTGGGTAGCGCGGCGCGCAGACTTGGTGGTTTCCTCCATGGCAGACGGAGCTTCATACATCGACAAGCCGCATGCGGTGGTCCTAAAGTCGGGCATGAAGGACCATCTAGAGAAAGTGGCATGGGTCAATTTCCCCGACATGACATTCGATACGCTTAGGCTCATCGGCGGTGCCAATGCCTATGCTTGGGAGTGGGCTCTCCACGCATCGAAGTGCGGTGTACTGGTGGGTGGTACGTCTGCGAGAAAATTCTATTGCGAGGGCGTGGATATCCTGATACTCAATTCAGAAGGACAGATCGAGCAGGCCATATGTCACCTTGACAGAAAAGCGCTCTGGGATTCAGTTGTAAATTGACCTGATGATTCGGCCAAGGATTTGATAAGGAGACCACGCTATTGGTGCCAATTCGATAAGTCTCCGGCACTGAGGTCGAGTCGATAGGCAACGCCGCCGAAGCCTGAGGCAAGGTCAGGCGTGAGCACGATGCTGCCACGCGCGTTCATGTGCACAAACGTCGCTTCGAGGAAGCTGAATCGCGACTGCAAGGACCGTCGCAGTGATTCGCATCGTTACGCATCATTTAGGCAGATGCGATATTCCGATAAGAAACGTGGAAGATATCAACATGAAAGAAGCAACAAAAACAAACAAAATACGATCGAGCGATTTTTTTGATAAGTATCTCAAGGGGCGCGTGATCGACATTGGTGCAGGCGGCGACACCGTTTGCGATTGGGCACTCGATTTTGATTTTAGCCAAGGCGACGCAAATCATATCGACCGTTATTTCCCGCCAGAGTCCTTCGACGCGGTTCACAGCAGCCACTGTTTGGAGCATATGAACGATCCAATTTCCGCCCTAACGGGCTGGTGGTCGCTGGTCAAACCTGGAGGCTACATGATTACCGTTGTGCCAGATGAATTGCTATATGAGCAAGGAATTTGGCCAAGCTTCTTCAATGACGATCACAAAAGCACATTTAGACTAGGCGGCGATATTGGACTTACCAGCGTCTCCCACGACATCAAGGTTATTCACGAAAATCTCCCGCATGCCGAAGTGGTTTCCGCGAAAATTCAAGATGACGGATATAACAGAGAGATAATTTTCACAAACGAAATTCCTCCTCGAAGATTAAGGCACCCAATCAAGCTCCTATCAAGCATTGCAAAGAGAGTTGCAAGAGACGGATCACCTGCAAAAGTAGCCTTCAACAAATGGTTGACATCTATGGGATACCCGATAGATCAAACCAATGAAGGTGCACTGGCGCAAATCGAAGTGATAACCAGGAAAGCTCTTTCCTCACAAGCAGATGGAGCAGACTCGCAACCGCGGACGTAAGTGCATCAATCCGCATCACGTTGCATCAATACGCACGACTTTCGCGCACGCCCAAACGTCCTGAAACCCGCACCACAAGGGCCGGCATGGTCGGCCGCCGGGTGCACTAAAACCACCCTATCAAGTGAAGCCCGCAGGCGGGGAGGGGACTGCGCGGCGGCCGGCGCGGCGGGGGCCTTCCCTACCCCTCCCGGCCCCTCCAGATGGCATGCACGGCCGCACGACAGCCTCGTAGCGCCGCTCATCCAAAGGCGTCCGACCCTCGCGCACCCCGCGCCGGCCAACCGGTTGTAGCGGCTCTATTCGCGCCGGCTCCAGACGCAAAAAAGGCCGCGCAACGGTCGCCCGGTGCGCGGCCATGCCGCATGAATCCGAGCCGCCGCGTGCGCTACGCCGCCGGCGCCGGCGGGATCTGATACTCGTCGAACGACACGACCTCCTCACCGAGCCAGTCGTTCAGTTCGACGAAGCGCGCCTGCAGCGGCTTGATTTCATTCCGACCGAACACACGCGAGGCTGTGTCCGGCGTGCCGAACCCGCCCGAGTTGCTCGGCACGATGCCGAGCAACTGCGGCGGCACGCGATGCGCGGCGAGCAGGTCGTCGCGCGTCACGTTCTTGATGTTGAAGAACTCGTCCTTCGCGGCGACCTCGGACACCGGGATGAGCTGGATGCCGTCCTTCTTCCCACCCGGCGCATACATGAAGACGTTGCGGAAGTTGCCCGGCCCCTTCGCGTTCTTCAGCGCTTCCCGCATGTTGTCGACGTCATCCTGCTTCTGCGCAGCGTCGGTCATGTACAGGATGAATCCAGCGTGGCTGCCGTTCTCATAGTACTTCCGGCGGAACAGCGTCGACGATTCGTTCAGCCAGGCCGAATGAAGCGAGCTGAGATATTCCGGCAAGCCATACAGTTCCTGGTTGATGTCCGGCCGCATGAGCTGGAACACGCTGCCGGGCTCGAATTCGTGTCGATCCTGCCAGCCGTTCACGTACACGAAGCCGCTGAAATCCGCCTTGCGTCGCGTGTACTTCGCGAGCGCGGGCTCAAGCCGCAACGTGCCGCCGAGCCGATTCTGGCGGCGCTCCAGGTAGCCGTTGCCGAACGTCAGGAAGTCAAGCGCCCATCGCTCGAACGCCTGGCGCGACAACCATTTGTGCGGCCGGAACGTCGACGCAAGCACGTTCGCTTTGAAGAACAGCGCCGAGCTGTGATGCGTGCTCGCGCGAAACGATTTCGCCAGGCCGGCGAAGCTGACCGGCGGCTCGAACCATTCGCCGTTCGACCAGCACTCGACGTAATCGAGAATCTCGGCCCGGTTCATGACCGGCGTCGGATCGTCGAAGGTGAACACCTCGGCGCGCGCCGGCGCGGCGCCGGCGGCACTCGAATTTGGCGCGGCCGCGAACGTGCGCGGCGCGCGCGATCGGCGCTTGCTCATGAATAGAACTCCGTGAAAGATGAAGAATTGATGCCGCCGCCGGCGAGCGGCTCGCGGTCGATCGCGTGCAGGCAGGCCCACGCCAGATCCGCGTGGCCCGTCTCCTCGTTGCGGTCCGCCGTGTAGGTCGCCTGGCGGCCGCTCGCCGTCATGGTTTGCTTGATCGCCATGAACGCCGCGGCCAGGTCTGTCCAGCCTGCATCAAACTGAAGGCGGCCGTTGCGGATGACAGACTGCCCCTTCAACACGAGGCGGGTCTTCACTTCGGGCGAGTAGTTCAGCGCGACCGCGGCTGGGTAGAACTTCCGCACGAGCTGATAGACCCCCTGCCCCATGCCCGTCGTATCGATCGCGATGTAGCCGACGTTGTAGCGCTGCGTGATCTGCTCAATCGCCGCGGCTTGGTCCTCGAAGTTATTGCCGCGGAACTGGTGACGCTCAAGCACGCGGAACGGGCCGCCTTCGACACGCGGCGGCGCAACGACGACGAGCCCGGCCGAGTCGCCAGTTAGCGCCGGATCGTAGCCAACCCATACCTCGCGATGGCCGAACGGGCGCAGCAGCAGCGGCGAGAAGTCGTCGGCCCATTCCTCCCACGAGTCGACCATGCAGCGCTGCAGTTCGGCCAGCTTGAACACCGACAGCGAATCGTCGATGAACGCGCACATCAGCAGATTCGCGAATTCTTCGGCGCTGTATTCGCGGCGCAGCTCGTCGATGTCGAACAGGTCGCAGCCACCCGCCATCGCGTCCAGAATCGTCACGATCTGGCGCCACTGCGCGTCCTCGCACAGCATGCCGCGCACGAGCGCTTCGTGACTCGTGTCAATTTGGATACGATCGCCAGCCGCACGGCCGCGGTTCGCGTGCGCGCCGCTCCAGAACGCGAACGCTTCGTGCGTGACGCTCGACGGCGTGCTGAAGTACGTCTTACGCCAGCGCTTGTGCATCGCCATGCCTGACGCGACCTTGTTCAGCTCGCGGAACTTCGGCACCCAGAAGTACTCGTCGAAATAGAAGTTCCCGTGATACGACTGCGCCGTGCGTGCGTTCGTCCCAAGGAAATACAGCGTCGCCCCGTTCGGCAAGATGATCGGATCGCCCGTCAGCTCAACGTCGGCCGCATCGCGCGCGAACTGCGCGATGTACTGCTTGAAGACGTGCGCCTGTGCCTTACTGGCCGAAAGGAAAATCTGATTGCGCCCAGTTTCGAGCGCGTCGACGAACGCCTCGCGCGAGAAATACCAGGTCGCACCGATCTGCCGGGACTTGAGAATGTTCCGCGTGCGTTGATCGCCATTGCGATACCAGACCTTCTGGTAGTCGAACAGCGATTCGCGGAATGCCTTCACAATCCGCGCGTGCTGTTCCTCGCTGATTTCGTTGCGCGGTGGCCGGCGCTTTGGCCCCGCGTTGCGCGCCGCGATGTTCGGATTTAGGTCGCCCTCCTTCCCGGTCTCGCCGTATTTCCGCACGCGCGCGAGCCGCTCGACTTGCCGGCCGAGCGCGTCCATTTCCTTGTAGTCGCCGCCGTCCTTCTTCTCCTTCGCAATCAGGACCATCAGGCGCGTTTCAGCCGCGGCCTCGATGCGTTCGATCGGCGTTGCCGCTTTCCATTTATCACGCCGGCACCACGACGCAACGGTCGCGCGCTTCAGTTCGAGATGCTGCGCGATCGACGAGATGCGCCAGCCTTGCCAGTAGAGCGCGCGCGCGATATTGCGCACGTCCGCTTCGCGTTGAATGGGGTCAGTCGTTTCGAGCATGCGGCAAGCGTATGGCTCCACGCACGCGCGAGCACGCGGAGCACTGCGTACCCGAGCGGGTTACGCACGCGAATCGTTGAGCCGCGATGCGCGAAGGTCGAACATGAGAACCACGCTCACTCAACCACGGTTTGACCTCTCTCTATGGCAGCCAAAACCAAGTTTTTCCGCGTCGCGGTCGAAGGCGCGACCGTCGACGGTCGCGAAATCAAGCGTGAATGGCTCACGCAGATGGCGAAGAATTACAACCAGGAACTGTACGGCGCGCGCTTGAACATCGAGCACATCAAGGGATGGGCGCCGCTCTCGAATACCAATCCATTCGGCGCATACGGCGACGTGATCGCGCTGAACGCGAGCGAAATCGGCGACGGTCCGCTGAAAGGCAAGATGGCGCTGTACGCGCAAATCGACCCGACCGATGATCTGGTTGCGCTGTCGAAGAAGCGCCAGAAGATCTACACCTCAATCGAAATCAACCCCGACTTCGCCGACATCGGCGAGGCGTATCTGGTCGGCCTGGCCGCGACCGACGACCCGGCGAGCCTCGGCACCGAAGCACTTCAATTTGCCGCGCGCCGTTCGAACAACCTGTTCTCAGCCGCATGCGAGACCTCGATCGAATTCGAAGGGGAATCCGAATCGCCCAGCCTGCTGTCGATCGTGAAAAACATGTTCGCACGCTCCAAGGTCACGGACGACCAACGCTATGACGATGCGCGCCGCGCTGTCGAAGAAGTCGCCACCTTCGCCAGCCAACAGGGCCGCGAAGTCTCCACGTTGCGCACCGACCTGACCGCGGCGCAGCAGGAAGCCGCCGCCGCGAAGAAGCGAGCCGATGAGGCGTTCGCTGCCGTCGAAGCACTGACCGAGAAGCTGTCGAACACCGACAGCGGCGCACCGCAGCGCCCGACTTCGACGGGTTCCACGGGCGAGCTCGTGACGGACTGCTGACCTACCCATCGCATCACACCGGAGAATTCCCACATGAGAAAGGAAACGCGCTTGGCGTACAGCAAGTTCGCCGTGCAAATCGCCAAGCTGAACGACACGGATGACGTGTCGAAGAAATTCGCCGTCGACCCGTCCGTCCAGCAGACGCTCGAAACCAAAATCCAGGAGTCGAGTGGGTTCCTGAAAAGCATCAACATCCTGCCCGTGATCGAGTTGGAAGGCGAAAAGCTCGGCTTGTCGGTATCCGGGCCGATCGCGAGCCGAACCGACACGACGAAAGCGGCTCGCCAGCCGGTCGACCCGACCGCGTTGGACAGCAACCGCTACCGCTGCGAGAAAACCGACTACGACACGGCGATCCCGTACCGCAAGCTGGACGCCTGGGCGAAGTTTCCCGACTTCCAGCAGCGCATTCGCGACGTGATCGTCAACCAGGCCGCGCTCGACCGAATCATGATCGGTTGGAACGGCGTGAAGGCGGCCGCGACCACCGACAGGACGGCGAACCCGCTGTTGCAGGACGTCAACATCGGCTGGCTGCAACAGTATCGTGAGCGTGCCGCGCAGCGCGTGCTGCACGAAGGCAAGGCGGCCGGCAAGGTGCTCGTCGGCAAGGACGGCGACTACGCGAACATCGACGCACTCGTGATGGACATCGTGTCATCGATGATCGACCCGTGGTTCCAGGAAGACACGGGCCTCGTCGTAATCTGCGGTCGCGAGCTGCTGCACGACAAATACTTCCCGATCGTCAACGCGAATCAGGCACCGACTGAGCGCCTTGCGGCCGACATGATTGTCAGCCAGAAGCGCATCGGCAATCTGCCGGCCGTGCGTGTGCCGTTCTTCCCGAAGCGCTCGCTGATGGTGACGAAGCTGTCGAATCTGTCGATCTACTACCAGGAAGGCGCACGCCGGCGCACGCTCAAGGAAGTGCCGGAACGCGATCGCATCGAGAACTACGAATCGTCGAACGACGCATACGTCGTCGAAGATTTCGGCTGCGGCTGCGTTGCGGAAAACATCGAGCTGGTGGCGGCATGACGATCAACACGCCCGCCCGCGCGCACTTCGCACGCGTGACGGCCGCCCACGCGGCGGCCGCGGCGGCGCCCGGTCAAACGATGGCCGGCGCGACGCCCTACGAGCTGATTCTCGCGAAGCTCGCGGTCGACCGCCGCGCCCTGAAGGGCGTGCAGTCGGTCGCCCGAAAAGTCGAACTGAAGCGGAAGCTGCTGCCGGAGTACGCCGACTATGTGGCGGGCGTGTTGAACGGCGGCCGTGGCGCACAGGACGACGTGCTCGTAACGGTCATGGTATGGCGCATCGACGCCGGCGATTTCGACGGCGCGCTCGTGATCGCGGATTACGCGCTCACGCACAGGCTGTCGCTGCCCGACCAGTTCGAGCGGTCGCTCGCGTCCGTCGTCGCCGAGCAGTTCGCCGACGAAGCGCTGGCCACGTTCCTGGACGGCGGCAATTTCGACACCGCGCATCTCGAGCTCGTCGACTATCTGACGATCGACGCCGACATCCACGACCAGGTGCGCGCGAAGCTGTACAAGGCGCTCGGCTATGCGTTTCAGGAAGCCGACCCGCCGCGCGCCCTCGCATACCTGCGCCGTGCACTGTCGTTGAACGATCGCGTCGGCGTGAAAAAGGACATCGAGCGGCTGACCAAGCAGCTCGAAGCCGCGGGCCGTCAGGATGACGGCGCCGACGGCACGTAAGGAGCCCATCCCGGCATGGCGGCACCGGCGCCCAGGTCCAACACCTGACGGACACAGACCTGGTGCGCCGGTCCACCGCCACCTTTCCCGCACTCCACCATGAACAGTTTCGTTGCCACCCCTGCTCCCGCCGTCGCCTCATCGCCGATCGACGGCACGCTGATCAACGACGGATTCTTCCCGGACATCGACCTGTCGGCGCTGCGCGACGCGATGCGCCTGGACGGCACCATCACGCGCGAACGCCTGGGACACGCCACGCGTGACGCCATGCTGACGGTCAATGACGAGCTGGCAGCGTGGCGCGCCCGGCAGCGCGCCGCGGGCGCCGCGTCGCTCGCCGACGTGCCGGCCGAGCGCGTCGACGACGAATCCGTGCTCGTGTACCGCTACCGGCGAGCCGTCTACCACCTGGCGCACGCGGACGTGACCGAGAAGTACCGCGGCTTCGATTCGACGAAGAGCGGCGGCCAGGTCGCGGCCGAGCTGGCCGTGACCGCCGACGAGTCGCGACGCAACGCTCGATGGGCAATCAGCGACATCCTCGGCATCGCGCGTTCGACTGTGGAGTTGATCTGATGGCGCGCCCTGCCTTCCGAATCCGGTGCATTCAGGACGCCCGTGCCTTCGAAGGGCGAATGTATATGCCCGGCTTTCTTCTGGTTCAACGCCGAGTGGCCTGGCTGTTTTGGTTGGATATCGCGGCCTGCTACGACCGCGCCGAAGCAGAGCAACGCATGCGCAACGAAATCGGGCGACTGCGGCGCGCTCGCCTGAAACCGCGGCTTGTCGCTGAATTCGACGACAAAGGCATGGAACTGACCGATGAAAGTCGCCGCCCTCCAGAGTGAAACGCTCGACGCCCTCTGCTGGCGCTACTACGGCAGCACGGCCGGCACCGTCGAAGCCGTGCTGGAGGCAAACCCCGACCTCGCCGAGCTGGGCGTCGTGTTGCCGATGGGAACCGTCGTCGAAATGCCCGAGCTGAACACGATCGAGCAGACGAAGCCGCTCCTGCAACTGTTTGACTGACTGGAACCGACCGAATGGCTGAACCGAACACCACTTCCGCCGCCGCGCTGGCCGCCGCAATCGGCCTCGCCGGCGTCGCGCCGGGCATCGACGGCGACGCGCTGATCGGCGCCTTCGCCGGCGCGGCGCTCGTCGTCGTCACCTCGAAAGACCTCGGCATCGCCCGCCGTGCCGCCTACATGCTCATCTCCCTCGTGATGGGCTACCTCGCGGCGCCCGAAATCACCAACGTCGTGCCGATCCGCTCGACCGGCGTTGCCGCGTTCTTTGCCGCGGCGCTCGTGATTACCGTCACGCTGACGCTCATCGAGCGCGTGAAAGGGGCTGACCTGCTCGCGCTGTTCCGCAAGGGACGCTGACATGCACCTGTCGTTTGCCCTGGTCGCGCTCGCTGCGCACCTCACCGTCATCCTGCGCGTGCTGATCTACCGCAAGAACGGCGCGCAGCATCGCTCGCACGTGGCGTGGACGGCCTGGCTGATCGTCGCGATTTCTGGCGGCTCGGCGATCGAGCTGCTGATTCATCCGAAGCCCGCCGGCTTCTTCCAGGCCATGCAGGCGCTACTGCTGGCCCTATTCGTCCACCTAGCGCGCGGTAACGTCGCGCGCCTCATGCGGAGCAAGGAAGCATGAACACCCTTCGATTCAACGACCGCGGCGCCGAAGTCGGCCTGCTGCAGCAACGCCTCGTTCGGGCCGGCTATGCGATCGACGTAACGCACATCTACGACGAAGCGACCGAGCAAGCCGTGAAGGCGCTACAGGCCGCGGCCGGCATCGTCGTCGACGGGATCGCCGGCCCGAACACCTATGCCGTCCTGTCGGCGGGCCAACGCGACCGCAAACACCTGACGGAAGCGGACATTGCACACGCCGCGGACAAGCTCGGTGTGTCGCCGGCGTGCGTGCGCGCCGTGAACGAAGTCGAATCGCGCGGTTCCGGCTTCCTGGCGGACGGCCGGCCCGTGATCCTGTTCGAGCGGCACGTGATGTACAAGCGGCTCGTCGCCGCGAAGCGCGCTGACGAAGCGGCGAGCGCCGCGCAGCGCACGCCGAACGTCGTGAACCAGAAGGCCGGCGGCTACCAGGGTGGCACCGCGGAATACGTGCGGCTCGACACCGCGGCCCGCATCGATTCCGCAATCGCTTACGAGTCGGCGAGCTGGGGCGCGTTTCAGGTGATGGGCTACCACTGGGAACGCCTGGGCTACGCGAGCATCGACGAATTCGTTTCGCGGATGGAATCGAGCGAAGGCGATCAGCTCGACGCGTTCGTGCGCTACGTCGCGGCCGACCCGGCGCTACTCAGCGCCCTGAAAAACCGGAAGTGGGCGGCATTCGCGAAGGGCTACAACGGCCCGGACTATGCCCGCAATCTCTACGACGTGAAGCTCGCCCAGGCGTATGACCGCTACGCCGGCGCGAAGGCGGCCGCGTGAACGGCCCGGCGCTTCGATACTGGCTGGCGCTCGGCGCGCTCGTCGCCGCGCTGGCGAGCGTCCAGTATGTCCGCGCGCTGCAGGGGCGGCTCGCCGTCGCCCAGAACGCCGCCCGCCAAGCGCGCCAGGACCTCGGCGCGCGCGACGCAGTAATCGACCGCCTGGTCGCCGACGCGCGCCAGAAAGACCAGCAGCGTGCGCAGCTCGACCGCACACGCGGCACGGTCGACGCGACGCTCGCCGCGTATCAATCGCACCTCCGGAGACTCATCAATGAAAACGAAGCTGTCCGCGCGTGGGCCGCTGCTCGCCTGCCTGATGACGTTGTGCGCCTGCACGACAGCCCCGCGCTCACCGGCGCCGACGATTACGCTCAACGAATGCGCGGCAGTGACGCGCTGCACGCTGCCGGCGGCGACACCGCGGACCAACGGTGAATTGAGCGACGCGCTCTTGGTCACGCGCGCGGCCTGGGCGCGCTGCGCGGGCGAAGTCGACATGATCGCCGCGTGCCAGGCCAAGACGCAGACCAGGGCAGCCGATCATGATTAAGCCGAACAGCCTGCGCGCCGCACTCGTCAAAGCGCTCCCGCAGCTCGCCGCGGCCCCCGACCAGCTCTCGGTCTTCATCAACGATGGTCATATCGTTGCGACCGGCACGCGCACGCCGTCATTCGAATACCGCTACGAGTGCGAGATCCTCATCCGCGATTTCATCGGCAGCGCGGACGACGTGATGATTGCCGCTGTCGAATGGGCGCGGGCGAATCAGCCGGACCTGGTGACGAACGCGGACCAGCGCAGCGAGGGCATGACGTTTGTGGCAGATATCCTCGCGAACAATGCCGTCGACCTCTCGGTCAAGCTGAAGCTGACGGAAAGCGTCGTTGTCGGCACTGACGAGCACGGGCGCCGGACGGTCGAACACGTCGACGACGCCGCCGAGCGCTGGGTGGCGTGATGGACGACCTGCACGCGATCGAGAAGTGGGCGGGCGGGCTGCTCGCGAAGCTGGCGCCGGCGGCTCGCCGGCGACTGTTCCGCGAGCTGGGGCGCGATATGCGCCGCGCGCAGCAGTCACGCGTCGCCGCGCAGCAGAATCCGGACGGCAGCGCCTACGTGCCGCGCAAGATCAAGAAGGGCGGCAAAGGCTTGCGCGCCAAGGCCGGCCGAGTGAAGCGCGCGGCGATGTTCCGGAAGCTGCGCACTGCCCGCTATCTGAAAATCGAAGTCGACGAGACGGGCCTGGCAATCGGCTTCGACAACCGCCTGTCGCGCATCGTGCGCGTCCACCAGGAAGGCCAAAAGGCGCCCGTCGAACCAGGCGGCCCGCTGGCCCAGTATCCGGTCCGTGTCGTTCTCGGCCTGGCCCCGGCCGATCGCGAGCTCGTGCGCGATCGGCTGCTACGCTACCTGAGCCGCTGAACCGCTCACGGCAGCCAGGCGCGTCGACGCGATCTCGTGATACGCCTGGTTCGTCTCGCAGCCGATCCAGTCCAGGCCCGCCTCGCGCGCGGCGACCAGGAACGTCCCCGATCCGGCGAACAGGTCACACACGACGCCGCCGTCGGGCACCAGGCGCACAACCTCGCGCGCCAGCTCGAGCGGCTTCTCGGTCATGTGGCGCTTTGGCAGCGGCAGCCGTACCGGGAACACGCCCGGCAGGTACACGTCGCGATCCGGCATCGCGCCGCGGCTCGCCCATACGAGGAACTCGGCCTGCTGCGCGAACCCGCCGCGCCGCGGCCGAAACCGGCCCGGCGTCTTGTCCCACACTGCGATGCCGCGGAACGTCAGGCCGGCGGCCTGTACCACGTCCGTCAGCGTCGCGAGTTGGCGCCAGTCGATGAAGCAAGCGAGCAGGCCGCCCGGCTTCAACGCACGCCGGCATTCGGTCAACCAGGCGTGGCACCAGAACGCCCAGGCGCGCTGATCCATGTTGTCGCCCTCGAAGTCGTCGTAGGCAACCTTTCCGCCGCTCTGGATGTACTTCTTCGTGGGCGTCTGCGCGCGCGCCGACAGGTGCAATCCGCCTGACGCATACGGCGGATCGGTGAAAACGAGATCGAGCGAGCGAGCGGGTAGCGTGCGGGCAAATACGAGCGCGTCCGTGTTGTGCAGCCGGTTCAGCATGGGGGCAAGGTCCGTCGCTGGCGATGCGGCGGTCGGTTGTGTCGTCATGGTTCTACAGATTAAAAAGCGCGCGAGGCATGCCCCGCGTGCACGATTGGGAGAGTCGATTCCCGATTGTCGACTCCAGCTCGCGCGCGCGGCGGGCGAGCATGCTGTACACACCGCCACGACAAAGGCGAATGCTCGCGTCGCGCGTGGGCGGCCGGCACCATTGGCGACATGGATGCGAACGAAATTCAACGACAGGCACGCAACGCGGTGCGCAAGGGAACGATTCTGGCCGTCGACCACGCGGCCGGCCTTTGCCGCGTCGCGGTCGGCGCGTCGGACGACGACGGCCTGCAAACCAACTGGATTCCCTGGCTCACGCCGGCGGCCGGCGGCACGCGTGAATGGCTCCCGCCGACGCAAGGCGAGCAGGTCGTGCTGCTCGGCCCGATGGGTGATTTCGCCCAGGCCATCGCGCTCCGCGGCATCTACTCGGACGCAGCGCCGGCGCCGGACAGCTCCCCGGACACCCACACTCGCGTCTACCAGGACGGCGCACGCGTCAGCTACGACCATGCGGCGCACGCGCTGACGGCCGAACTGCCGGCCGGCGCGATCGTGCGCGTTGTCGCACCTGTCTCCGTCACCGTCGAAACGCAGACCGCAACCGTCAAGGCGCAATCCGTGACGCTCGACGCGGAGCAGACGACCTGCACCGGCGCGCTGCTCGTAAAGGGCGCGTTCACATTCGAATCCGGCATGACCGGCAAGGGCGGCCAAGGCGGCGGCGCAACGATGCAGATCGATGGCGCGGCCATCTTCACGCGCGAAGTGACTTCGCAGGGCATCAGCCTGCCGCATCACACGCACCGTGAACAGGGCGACGGACAACTGGTGAGCGAACCGCAATGAAGGGCATGAACGCAAACACCGGACGCTCGATTTCGGGCGTCGATCACCTGTCGCAGTCGATCGGCCGAATTCTGGGTACGCCGCTCGGCTCGTGCATTCAGCGTCGGTCGTTCGGCTCCGAAGTGCCTGACCTGATCGACGCACCGACCAACGGCGCGACGCAGATTCGCCTATATGCGGCCGTCGCGACGGCGCTGATGCGCTGGGAACCGCGTTTGACCCTCACGCGCGTGCAGCTCGCGGAAGACGCCGACGCGGCGTTCGCCGGCCGGCAGCTCGTCGACATCGAAGGGTGGACCGACGAGCGCGACGAGCCCGTATCGTTGCGCGTACCGGTATCGAACGGGGGCGGCGCATGAGAACGACCCCCATCGACCTCTCGCAACTGCCGGCGCCGGATATCGTCACCCCGCTCGACTTCGAAACGCTGTTCGCCGAGCGCAAGGGGCGGCTCATCTCCCTGTATCCGGCCGACCAACGGGCCGAGATCGCCGCAACGCTCGCGCTCGAATCTGAACCGATGACGCGGCTTTTGCAGGAGAACGCCTACCGCGAACTGCTGCTGCGCCAGCTCGTCAACGACAAGGCGCGCGGCATTCTGCTCGCGTATGCGCGCGGCACGACGCTCGACCATATCGCTGCGCTCTTCGACGTTGAGCGCCTGGTTATCGCTGCTGGCGATCCGGAAAACGACGTCGATCCGGTCTACGAAGACGACGACAACCTGCGCGAGCGCGTCCAGCTCGCGCCCCGCGGCTTCTCCGTCGCCGGCCCCGAAGAGGCATACGTGTTCCACGCGCGCGCCGCGGACGGCCGCGTGCTGTCCGCGTCGGCGTATAGCCCAGAGCCGTGCGTGATGGTCGTCACGATCCTGTCGCGCGACGGCGACGGCACGGCAAGCGACGAGCTGATTGGCATCGTTCGGAAGGCATTGGAAAAGGTTCGCCCGCAGACAGACGAAGTGATCGTGCAGAGCGCGAAGATTGTGCGCTACACGATCCGCGCAACGCTGCGCTTCTTCTCCGGTCCCGACCGTGCTGTCGCGCTCGCGGAAGCGAACAAGCGCACGGCGAAATTCGCGACAGACATGCACCGCATCGGCATGGAAGTGACGGTCGACGGGCTGCATGCGGCGACGCGCGTTGCCGGCGTGCAGAAGGTGCTGCTCGACTCGCCCGCCGGCGGCGTCGCCGTGACGGGCGAACAGGCGCCGTATTGCGCCGGGATCGAGCTGATCGACGGTGGGGTGGCGGATGAATAGCCTGCTGCCCCCGAACGCAACCGTGCTCGAACGGCGCATCGCGCAGACCAACGCCGTCATCAGCGGCATCCCGGTCGACATCGGCACGCTGATGGACCCGGACAAGATCCCGCTCGCGTTCCTGCCGTGGCTCGCCTGGCACGTCGGCGTCGAAACCTGGAAAGACTACTGGCCCGAACAGGTGAAGCGCGCCCGCGTGAAGACCGCAATCCGCATCGCACGCGTCAAAGGCACGGCGGAAGCCGTGCGCCAGGTGTGCGCGTCCTTCGGCGCGAATGTCGCCATGCGCGAGTGGTTCGAGATGACGCCGCGCGGCAAGCCCGGGACGTTCGAAATTCTGCTGACGGTCGGCAGCCGTGACGGCGTGCCGGCCACGGCCGAATACGTCGCCGACATCCGCGCCGAAGTCGATCGTGCAAAGCGCGGTACCGCGCACTACATCTTCAAGCAGGGCTACAGCGCGAACGGCATGCAGCGGATCGGCGCCGGTGCGCGCCCCGCGGTCTATCACCGCTTGTCCCTCTCGGATACCTGAACATGGCTGGAAACCTGATTCAAATTACCGACGCCGGCCGCGCTGCGCTCGTCGCAGCCGGCAACACCGGAACTGTTGCGCGCCGAGTCATCGAAATCGGCATCGGAACCGCGGCATTCGCCTTCGACAAGGGCATGACGGCGCTACCGAACGAGCGCAAGCGCGTGACGACGTTCGGGGGCGAGAACGTCGCGCCGGACACCGTGCACGTTGTCATCCAGGACGACACGGACGACCAATATTCGCTGTACGCCTACGGCCTGTATCTGGACAACGGCGTCCTGTTCGGTGTCTACGTGCAAAGCACGCCAATCCTCGAGAAGTCGCCCGCGGCCATGCTGCTGTTGGCGAGCGATATCGTGTTCGCGTCGATCGACGCCGCGCAGCTTCAGTTCGGCCCCGCCACGTTCCTGAACCCGCCGGCGACCACCGAGCGGAAGGGCGTTATCGAGTTGGCCACGCAAGCAGAAGTGGACGACGGCACTGACGACACGCGCGCCGTGACGCCAAAGACCGCATCGAACCGCTACGCCGCGCTGAACGGCGCGACGTTCACCGGCCCGGTGAACGTCGCATTCGATGCCGGCGACGAGCTGGCCCACGTCAGCATCATGCCGCCGAGTGGTGCGCTCGGCCGCCAGTCGCGCGTCCGCCTGTTCGGAACGTTCTCGGCTCCCGCGACCGACAGCGAACGGCAGCACGTCGCGACCATTTCCGCCGGCTTCGACGGCGGGGCGTGGGGCAAGCAGTACGTCGACCTCTGGATGAACGCGGATGCCAACCAGAGCCGAGTCGTGCGAGTGACACTCGGCGGCGTCAGGATCGCCGGCGACATGGAAGCGACCGGCAACGGTCGGGTGCGGGCGCTGTACCTGGACGGCGGCGCCGGCTCGTTCTCGACGCTCTATTTCCTGTCCGGCGGCAAGAATCGGTTCTCGATCTTCAAGGACGACGACGCGGAAGACGGCACAGGCGCTGGTAGCAATTTGCGCATCAACGGCTTTGCGGACGACGGCAAAACCCAGGGCACCGCCGTGATCGTCAACCGTGGAACGCTCGCCGTGACATTGCCGAAGCGACTGATCGTTGGCTCTACGAGCGACGACGGCGCGTCGGCGCTTCAGGTCGCTGGCCGTATCGCAGTGAGTCGCGCGACTGGCGAAGGCCAGGTCGCGCTCGGGAAAAACGACGGCTACTTCTACGGAAACGAGCAAGGCGCCGGTTTCTGGTCGTCGACGCAGGGCCGCTTCCAATACGTCTTCGCCGATCGGACTTTCCGCATCAACGACAAGACGGTCTGGCACGAGGGCAATCTCGACCCGCTCGACAAGACGAAGGGCGGCACGATGGGCGGCGACCTCGCATTCGCGCCGGACAAGCGCGTCGTCCTCGCGGAAGGCAGCCGCGGCCGTCCGTCCCTGACCTTCGCGAATGACGACGGCACCGGCCTCTGTCACACGGGCGATGGAAGCTTCGACGTCGCGAGCAAAGGGCAGACGGTGTTGCGATTCACCCCGTCGCTCGCCGCATTCGACCAGGCCGTGACAGGCCCGACGCCGCCTACCGGTGATCGCTCTACGCGGCTCGCCACAACGGAATGGGTGCTGGCCGCCATCTCGACGACGGCGATCGGTCAAATCGTATTCGAGCCCCGCACGACGGTTCGCGCCGGCTTCGTGAAGGCCAATGGCGCAGTCGTGAATCGTGCGGACTATCCCGCTCTGTGGGCGTATGCGCAGGCCAGCGGCGCGCTCGTGTCGGACGACGAATGGCAGAAGGGCCGCTTTGCATGCTTCTCGACCGGAGACGGAGCAACGACCTTCCGTCTCCCGGAGATGCGCGGCGAGTTCATCCGGTGTTGGGACGACGCCCGCAGCATCGACAAAGATCGCATGATCGGCTCGTGGCAGGACAGCACGAACCGCTTGCACAGCCACGGCGCGAGCGCGAGCGAAGTCGGCGATCACGCGCACTCGGCGTGGACCGACACGCAGGGCTGGCATGGTCACGGCGTGAACGATCCGGGGCATAACCACGGCGTGAACGACCCAGGGCACGTACACGGAGCGATCAACATTTCAGCCACCGGCCGCGGCTCATACCTTGGCACCGGAACCAGCGAGTTTTCCGGGGGCGGCAGCACACGTTTCGGCGTGGATGGCACCGCGTTCCCGACCCACGGTGCAGGTACCGGAATCTGGCTCAGCGGTTCCGGAACGGGAATCTGGCTGAACGGAGACGGCAACCACGCCCACAACGTAGGTATCGGCGGCGCCGGCCGCCACAGCCACGCCATTACCGTCAACGGTGACGGTGCAAACGAAGCGCGACCCCGCAACGTCGCGCTGCTCGCGATGATCCGCGCCTTTTAACTTGGACCTCGAAACATGCTGATTCACCACTACAACTCGTCGACCGGCGAATACCTGAGCAGCGGCCAACCCGACGCGGACCCGCGCAACGAGGGACGCTGGCTCATCCCGTCGTCCGCAACGCTTGAACCACCGCCGGCGCGCACGCCGACGAGCTGGCCGTTTTACCGCGACGGTGCCTGGTTCCTTCTCCCGGACTACCGTGGGCGTGTCTGCTATCGAACGGACAACGGCGAGCCCGTCGAGATCGCGATCGCCGGCAAAACACCCGACGACCTCGGCCTCACGACCGAGCCGCGGCCGTCGCCGCGTCACGCATGGATCGACGGCGCCTGGGCCGTTCCGCCGGAGCTGATCGAACGCGAGAAGCGCGACACCGCGATGGCCGAATTCGACCGGCAGATGGAAGTCGCGCGCACGGCGAACGCCGGCAAGGCAGACGCATACGCCGCCGGCCTGCTCGACGACGAGGGCATCTACTACTTCAAAGCCTGGTCGGCGTATCAGATGGCGCTCGTCGCAGCGATCCAGGCCGACACATTCCCGGACGCCGTGAAGTGGCCCGAACCGCCCGCGCCCTACGTGCCGCCGGCGATCGCACCGGCCGCGCCGAACGACCAGGCCCCCGCGAAAGCGAACTGATTCACACCGGGCATATCCCGGTTCCTCTCACCCATAGCTACAGGAGTCGCACACCATGCCGCAGGACTACCACCACGGCGTACGCGTCATCGAAATCAACGAAGGCGGCCGGCCGATCCGCACGGTATCCACGGCCGTGCTCGGCATCGTCTGCACGGGCGCCGACGCCGACCCGGCGACGTTCCCGCTCGATACGCCCGTGCTGCTGACGAACGTCGTCGCAGCGATCGGCAAGGCCGGCACGAAAGGCACGCTGCGCCGCACGCTCGACGCGATCGGCAAGCAGACGAAGCCGATTACGGTCGTCGTGCGCGTCGCCGAAGGCAAGACCGACGACGAAACAACCACGAACGTCATCGGTGCCGCGACGGCCGAAGGCAAATACACCGGCATGAAGGCGCTGCTCGCAGCGCAGTCGAAGCTCGGCGTGAAGCCGCGCATCCTCGCGGCTCCCGGCCTCGACACGCAGCCCGTCGCCGCGGCTTTCGCGACGATCGCGCAGTCGCTGCGCGCGTTTGCATACGTCGCCGCGCACGGCTGCAAGACGAAGGAAGAAGCGGCGGCCTACCGCAAGCAGTTCGGCCAACGCGAAATCATGGTGATCTGGCCGGACTGGCTCGGCTGGGACGACGTGGCGAATGCGACCGTCACCATCCCGGCGCCGGCGATCGCGGCCGGGCTGCGCGCGAAGATCGACAACGACATCGGCTGGCACAAGACGCTCTCCAACGTCGTCGTCAACGGCGTGACCGGCATCAGCGCGGACGTGTCGTGGGATCTTCAGGACCCGGCGACGGACGCCGGATATCTGAACGAGCACGAAGTGACGACGCTCGTGAATCGCAACGGCTTCCGCTTCTGGGGCTCGCGCACGTGCGACGCCGATTCGAAGTTCTTCTTCGAGAACTACACGCGCACCGCGCAGGTGATTGCCGACACGATCGCGGAATCGCAGATGGGCGTCGTCGACGGGCCGCTGAACCCGTCCCTCGCGCGCGACATCATCGAGAACATCAACGCGTGGTTCCGCGGCCAGATTTCGAACGGCTATCTCATCGGCGGCGGCGCCTGGTACGACCCGGAACCGAACACGACCGCCGAGCTGTCGTCGGGCGGCACTTACATCGATTACGACTACACGCCGGTGCCGCCGCTGGAAAACCTCAAGCTGCGCCAGCGCATCACCGATCGTTATCTCGCCGACTTCGCCGCGCGCGTATCGGCTTAATCAGGAGCAAGACACATGGGCATGCCTCGGAAACTCAAGGGCTTCAACCTCTTTCACAACGGCTCGAACTTCATCGGCCAGGTGAAGGAAGTCACGCTGCCGAAGCTCACGCGCAAGATGGAGGACTACCAGGGCGGCGGCATGGGCGGCCCGATTTCGGTCGATTTCGGCCAGGAAGCCATTTCGCTCGAATGGACGTGCGGCGGCTTCATGGAGGAAGTCATCCGACAGTACGCCATCACGACACACGACGGCGTGCAACTCCGCTTCGCCGGCGGCTACCAGCGGGAAGACTCGAAGGCAGTCGATTCCGTCGAAATCGTCGTGCGCGGTCGCCACAAGGAAATCGACCCGGGATCGGCCAAGCCGAAGGAAGACACCGATTTCAAAGTAACCACGGTCGCCAGCTACTACAAGCTGTCCATCAACGGTCAAACCCTGATCGAGATGGATTTCATCAACATGGTCGAAAACGTCAACGGCGGCGATCTGCTGCAAGCGCTGCGCCAGGCCATCGGAATGTAACGCTCGGCCCGCGCGCGCCGCGGGCCTCACCAACCATCGACGAACACCAGGACATTGAACATGACGAAACTCGACACCACCAACACCATCGACACCAGCACCGAACTCGACGCGGCCGCAGAGAACACGCATACGCTCGACACGCCGATCGTGCGCGGCGAGCAGATCATCGCGCGCATCACGCTCGCGAAACCGAACGCCGGCGCGCTGCGCGGCACGTCGCTGTCGGCACTCGTGAATCTCGACGTGGACGCACTGCGCAAGGTGCTGCCGCGCATCAGCTCGCCGACCCTCACCGAAACGGACGTTGCGATGATGGACCCCGCCGACCTCGTGGCATTGGGGGGCATCTTCGCGGGTTTTTTGATGCCGAAGGCGCTGAAAGCGACCATGGAATCCCAGAGCGCGTAGAGGACGCGATGGCGGATATCGCGACGGTGTTCGGATGGACACCTCGCGATATGGACGACTTCTCCCTGGCTGAATTGATGGACTGGCGCGAGCGCGCGCGGATACGAAGCGGAAACGAGTAACGATGGACAACGGCCTGAAACTGCGCGTCATGTTCGACATGATCGACAACTGGACGAAGCCCCTGCGAAACATGCTGAACAGCAACAAGGGGCTCGCGCAGTCGCTCAAACAGACGCGCGGCGAGCTTGCCGAGCTCGGCAAGCAGCAGAAGGCCGTCGCGTCGTTCCGCGAAATGCGCACGGGGCTTGCCGAGACAACGACGAAGCTGACCGCAGCTCAGGCGAACGTGAAAGCGCTCGCCGGATCGCTGCGCGCATTCGGCCCACCGTCTCAGAAGATGATCGCCGACCTGGCGCGTGCGCGCCAGGCGGCGTCGCAGCTCAGGGCCGAGCAGAAGAAACAAACGGCGTCAGTCGAAGAAATGCGCCGCCGGCTGGCGCAGGCTGGCGTCGACACGCGCAACCTTGCACAGCACGAGCGCACGCTGCGATCGAATATCGCCGCGACGACGGCCGCGATACAGGCACAGACACGCCAGCTCGAGGCGCAGTCGGAGCGCGAAAGGAAGCTGGCGACGGCACGCGGCAAGATGCAGGCGATGCAGGGTGTCGCCGGCGGAATGGCGGTCGCAGGATACGCCGCACGCTCATCCGGAATGCGCGTGCTGGGCGGTCTTGCCGGGACGCTCGACGAAGAAAAGAAGATGACAAACGAGCGCGCGCGAATTACCGCGCTCGGCCTCGGCGACCAGGCAACGAAGGACGCAGAGAAGTACGTGCGCGCGATGCACATGATGGGTGTCAGTACGACCGACAACATGACGATGATGCGTGACGCGCTGTCGATCTTCGCCGATGAACATCACGCGCAGATGGTGATGCCGACGCTCGCGAAGATGAAGTTCGCCAACGAATCGCTGTTTGGCGCCGAAGACGCGCACGCGAACGAAGAGAAGTTCATGAACATGCTGAAGGTGATCGAGCTGCGCGGCGGCACGAAAAGCGAGGCGGCGTTCAAGAACGAAGCGAACATGGTGCAGAAGGTGCTGTCGGCGACTGGCGGCCGCGTCGGCGGCGACGAGTGGCGCAACTTCATCCAGACAGGTGGCGTCGCGGCCAAGCAGATGCGCCAGGACGCGTTCTACTACCAGATGGAACCGCTCATTCAGGAAATGGGCGGCCACGCAGTTGGCACGGGCCTAATGTCGGCCTACAGCAACGCGTACCAGGGCAAGACCACCAAGCGGGCGGCGAATCAAATGATCAAGCTCGGTCTCCTTGATAAGTCTAAGGTCATCGACACCAAAATCGGGACGATCAAGGAGATCAAACCGGGGGCGCTTACCGGCGGTGATTTGTTCAAGGCGTCGCCGCTTGAATGGCTCGAAAAGGTGCTGCTGCCGAAGCTGGCCGCGAAGGGCATCACGGACCCGGACAAGGTGAAGGACATGATTTCGACGATCTTCACCAATCGGACTGCCGCGAACCTGTTCTCGACCATGTACATGCAGCGGGAACAGATTCACAAGAACGAGCGACTGAACGCCGGTGCGTATGGCATCGATGAAGCAGCGCGCCTGGGGGCCGATACAACCCAAGGGAAAGAAGTCGATACGCTCTCGAAGGTGCGTGACCTGAAGCGCGAGATCGGCGAGCGTATCACGCCGTTGTACAACGCGGCGCTGGACAAGACACGCGAGATTCTCGGCGTGCTAATCAGCTTTATGCAGCAACACGACACCGCGGCAAAAGTCATTCTGGTGGTACTTGCCGCACTCGCTGCGCTGGTCGTCGTGCTGGGAACATTCACAATCGCGCTCGCCGGCGTGCTCGGCCCGCTTGCAATCATTCGTTTCAGCATGACTACGCTCGGCGTCGAAGGCGGCATCCTGTCGCGTGTGCTCGGCGTCGGCGCGGCCGCGTGGCGCATGTTCGCGAGCGCAGCCAAGTTCGCCGGCCGCGCGATGCTGATGAACCCGATCGGCCTGGCTGTCATTGCCATCGTCGCCGCTGCCTACCTGATCTATCGGTACTGGGAACCGATCAGCAGCTTTTTTTCAAAGCTGTGGAAATCGGTCAAGCAGGTCATCAGCAGCGCCGCGACCGAGATTATGAAATTCCTGATGGACTGGACCCCTGTGGGCTTCATCGTCGACCACTGGAACGACCTGAAAGCGATCACATTGGCAATCTGGGACCTCATCAAAGCCGGGGTGGTGTCCGCGGCGCAGCTCGTCGTCGACTACTTCATGAACTGGACGCTGCTCGGCGTCATCGTTCGCCATTGGGACGAAATCAAGGCGGCCGCAGGTGCAGCGTGGACGTGGATCGCCGACATGGCGGTTTCGGCCGGGCGGAGCATCGCCGACTACTTCATGAACTGGACGCTGCTGGGTCTCATCATCCGGAATTGGGACGGAATCATCGCCTTCCTGACCGAAATGGTAAGCCGCTTCACGATGATCGGCGGGCAGATCATCGACGGCCTGGTCGCGGGTTTCACCGGCGGAATGAACACTCTCAAAACCGCCCTGCACGATGTCGGCGAAAGTGCGATTTCCTGGTTCAAAGAGAAGCTGGGTATCCATAGCCCCAGCCGCGTGTTTGCCGAGTTGGGTGGCTTCATGAGCGAAGGCGCTGCCCTCGGCATAGAAGGCGAGCAGCGTAGCGTCGCGCGCGCGGCGCTTGGGCTCGCGACGGCAGCCATGACCGGGTTTGGGTCGCCTGCACTGGCGACGGCCGCGCCGATCATCGCCGCAACCGTGCCGATCGACAACCGCCCACCGATCGCGGCTGCGGGACCATCTGCAGCAGCAGCGCCGGCGGCGGCACCCTCGCCAATCGTCATCAACATCTACCCGCAGGCCGGCGACGATCCGCGCGCGATCGCGCGCGCCGTCGCTGCAGAACTCGACCGCCGCGAGCGCGCGCAGCGCGGCCGCGCCGGCTCGCGCCTGACCGACTAACCTATCTGGAGTGCCTGACCCATGCTGATGTCACTGGATCAATTCGTGTTCAGCATCAAAACTGCGCCGTTCCACGAGCTGAAGCGGCGCCGAAACTGGAAGCATCCGAAGAAGTCGCGGATCGGTGCGCGCGACTCGTCCCAATACACGGGTCTGGGCGAGGACACGATCACGCTCGACGGCCTGGTCGCGCCTTACCAGATAGGCTCCATCGCGTCGATTGACAAACTCAGCCGGATGGCGGATTTCGGCGACGCATACGTCCTGGTCGACGGCGCGGGCAACATCTACGGCGCATACACCATCACGAGCATCGACGAAACGCAGCGATACCACACACGAACCGGCATCCCGCGGCGCATCGAATTCACGCTGACGCTTGAGCGCGTCGACGACGGCGCGCTGCGCATCGAGCAGAACGCGGTCGATGACGACGAGACGGAGGCAGACGGAACGGATGGAACGGATGCCGACGCGGACCAGGAGAAAGCGCAATGACGACGCGCGCGATCGAACGTTCAGGCACGCCCGCACGCCGCGCAGCGCGGGCCGAACCGATGGCGGACTACCGCATCACGCTGGGCGGCCGTGATATCTCGCGTCGGTTCCTGCCGCGGCTTGAGTCGTTGACCCTCACGGAATCACGATCCGACGAAGCCGATACCGTCGACCTGGTGCTCGACGATTCGCGCGGCGACCTGGCGCTCCCGCAGCGAGGCGACGAAATCAAGGTATCGATCGGCTGGCTCGGCGAGCAGCTCGTCGACAAAGGCACGTTCGTTGTGACCGAATTCGAGCACAACGGCGCACCCGACACGCTCGTCGTGCGTGCACGCTCGGCGTCGATGTCGAACGGCATGCAGGAGCGCCGTGAGAAAAGCTGGCACAAGCAGACGATCGGCTCGATCGTCCGCGCGATCGCCGCGCGCTACAAGCTGACGCCGGCTGTTGGCGATGCGCTGGCGAAGATCGTGATTGCACACATCGACCAGACGCACGAAAGCGACATGTCGTTTCTGACGCGCCTGGCGAAGCGCTACGACGCCGTGATGAACGTGAAGGACAAGAGGCTGATGTTCATGCCGATCGGCACCGGCAAGACGGTCAGCGGGAAACCGCTCCGGGTGTTGAACCTGACGCGCGCGAGCGGCGACCAGCACGGCTACCACGTGTCCGAACGCGAGAACTACGCCGCCGTGCGCGCGCACTACCATTCAAACGGCAAGGCGAAGCGAAAATCAGTGATCGTCGGCGGGGAGAACAACAAGAATGTGAAGGTGCTGCCGGAAGACTACGCGACCGAAGCCGAAGCGCGCGCTGCAGCTCAGGCCGAATTCAAGCGGCTACAGCGCAGCCAGGGGACGCTGCGATATTCGCTCGCGCGCGGCCGCGCCGAGCTGTTCCCGGAAATGCCGGTCACGGTATCCGGCTTCAAACCGGAAATCGACGAAACGGCGTGGCTTGTGAAGAAGGCAACGCACACAATCGACGGTGACGGCGGATTCGTGACCGGGCTCGAGCTCGAAATGCGCGACGATCCAACGACCGACCGGCACCGCTCACATTTCAAGAAGGGCGGGAAATAACAGGCCGCGCACCTGCTTCCGCGTTGCCGTGACTCAGCCCGCTTTCCCCGCCTCGCCCGCGTCCTGGTGAGTCGGCGACCCGTCACCGGATCGTGCCAGGGCGGCCCTCGCGGCACGCAGGTTCGACATCGCCTGAAGCGCGGCCTCTAGCACTTGCCCGACCGATTGCATCGCGTCATCGATCGCGGTCCGCGCCTCGACCTGCTCACGGTGGAGCAGGTCCGCACGGCATCGCGACGAAAACATCGACAGCCCACGCACGTCTGCGTGACGATCGACAGCCATCGACGCGCCGGTCGTGCCGTTCTTGTGCTTCATTTCGCTGTTCATTCTTCCGGTCCCTCTCAATCTCGTTCACGACCCGATGACGCCCAATACGGCGCATTCGCCTCGGAATATCCCGCGTCATCAGCGTCACCAGCTTTCAGGATGCTAACCCAATACTGGATGTATATACAGTAGTTGAGCGCTGCCAAGCGCGACGCGCGAGCGTGCGCAGTCGCGCCGAGCTAACGCCCGGCGGGCCTGTGAAGTGACGGGGGAAAGCCGATCGTCGTCGCTCGCGCGCAACGACAAGTCCGGCAATGTCGGGGCCGTGTGCGCCCACTGTGATCCGATCGTGCCGGCTACTTCTTTGCGTCCTTCGTCGCGCGCTCGGCGCGCAGTCTTTCGATTTCAGCCATTGCGCGCTCGACGTTCTCGGCCGCGCGTTGATCGAGCGCCGCGCGGCGGTACTCGGGCAAGCGCTTCGCGCGCCGCGGTGTTGTGTTCTGAAGCATCGACCCGGTATTGATGCAGCTCGTGACGAACGCCTGGAGCGCTGCCTTTCCCGCTTCGTTGAGCTGGCGGTAGCTTTCGAGCAGTTCCTGCTCGTCTATCGGCTGCGCATCAGCGCCCTGCTCACCAGCGCCGCCCCTTCGGCCGAGCAGGATGTACATCACGTCGACGCCAAGTTCTGCAACCGCAGTCAGATACTTCGCATCCGGCGATCGCTCGTCCGACTCGTAGTTCGATTGGGCGCGTCGCAACACGCCCCCCACCGCCGCAAATTCGTCTTGGCTCAACCCAAGCCGCAAGCGCTCTTCCCGCAAACGCGAGCCTATCGTGTTCATTTGCACCCACAAATTATTGACGTGCTCGTTTGAGCCCATTAGACTAGCCTTACCGTAACGCAAGACTAACTAGCAAAGTATACAGACCATGACCACCGCCAAAGGCCCGCGTCGTTCGCCGCGCGGCACCATGTCGGACAAGCCCGTATACGTCGGGCTCACCCCCACCGAGCGCGACGAGCTGGAACAGCTCGCCGCGCAGCGCAATCGCTCGATTTCCAGCATGGCGCGCGAGCTGATCCGCATGGGCGTGCTGCAGTTGCGCTTCATCCCTGCGCCCCGTTCCCGCGCTTCACGCCGTTGAACTGAGGAGCACGCATGTACCCCGATCCCAAGCGCGTCCGCAACAACAAGCACACCGTCCGATTCGATGACTACGAGCAGGCCGTTCTCACGGCCCTGGCGAACTACCAGGGTGAACAGCTCGCCGTGATGATCCGCGAAATCGTGATGCGCGAAGCGACTGCCGTGCTTGCTGAACGAAACGCCTCAATTCTGGAACGCGCCGGCGCCTGAACGAAGGCACCGAAACGCCAACTATGAGTAGCTCCACCGATGCCCGAAACCAGCACGGAAATTTCCCTCTCGGACGCCGAGCTCGACGTGCTGGAACGCGTGCGCCTGCAGCACGGCTTGCCGTCCATCGAGGCGACGGCCGAGTGGCTCGCGAAGCGTCGCCTGCGCCGCACCGCCAAGCAGATGAACGGCCGCGGCCGCGCCCTGTATCTCGTCCGGAGTAAGTCGAAATGCGAATCCTGAACCGCTGCCCACATTGCCGCACGCGTGCAACCGCGCGCAGCAGCCGCGAGATGTCGCTGACCTTCCGGGAAGTCACGTACCAGTGCAACAACCCGGAGTGCGGTCACACATACGTGGTGAACATGGAGTTCGCCCGCACGCTGTCGCCGTCCGCAACGCCGAATCTGTCGCTGAACCTGCCGCTCTCGCCGCACGTGCGCGAACGCCTCGCGCTGCAGCTCGAGCTGCCCGTCTAGCGCCCTAACCCGCTTCCCCTGTTTCCCCTCGTATCGTGCCATTGCGGCGCGAGGGGCTTTTTTTGCCCGAAGAAAGGAGATACGCATGGCCACTCTCGCTTCTACCACCGTCGTGACGGCGTTCGATCCGGCGGCACTCTCCATCGACCAGCGCCGCGACTACCTGCGCGCGCTCTGGCGTGCCGACGTAGATCCGCTTCTGTTCGTCGGCACCGCCCGTCGCCTCGGCTACGTGCTGGGCTGCTACTGGGACGTCGACGCCGGCATGCCCGTCCTGACGCCGATCGTCCTGCACTGAACCGATGCGCGTACCCCTCACCGACATCGATCTTCGCGCGACCTGGCACCGCCTGCGCATGGCCGGCGACTTCGACGAGTCGATGCGCCATCGCGCCGTGCGTCTTGCCGTGGAATCCGCGGCGCGCGCGATGCAGGACCGCGACCAAGCTCGTTTGCGGCGCACGTTCGACGCGAAGCGCTGCGCGGCAAACGACTTCGACGAGTAACCCACCCGCGCCGGTCATCGGCGCACTGACAAGGAACCACACCATGAAGGCTTACGTTTTCGGCGTCGGCGTGCTGCTGATGCTCTCGTTCTCTCTCGCTGGCTTGACCTGCACGGCCGCCGGCGTGCTCCAACGCTTCGATCGGCAGCACCGTCCGCTGCTGTCGCTCTCGATCGCCGCCGGCGCGCTCGGCGCGCTGATTGTTGCGCTGGCCTGGTCTGTTCCGCCGCGGGGGTAAGACGATGACCACCAACGAAAAGAACTGCGCTGATGCGCTGACGCAACGGCAGATCGAGGAACTGAAGCAGGCTGCGCGTGCAGCGACCCAGGGCGTCTGGAATATCGGAAAGCGCGGCATGGGCGTCATCACGGGCGGCCCGACGATCGGGTTCGCCCGCGGCAGCGCGCAGCAGCAGCTCGCAATGTTCTGCTCGCACGAATGGATGCGTGATGACGAGCGTGACGCGAACGCCGCGTATTGCGTCGCAGCTCGCCCGGAAATCGTGCTCGCTCTGCTCGAACGCCTCGAACGCGCCGAATTCGCCATCGCCGCATCCCCCATCGAGCAGCCCGCAGCGGTGCTGCGCTTGATCCCCGGCGACAAGCTGCCTGGCAGTGACGACGTAGTGCATGCGTCGGCCTGGTGGCGCGATCCCAGCCACTGTCACGTCGTTTTCGGATCGGAGTTGGAGACGCGCTTTACCACCCCGCAGCCCGCGCAGGCCGACGCTCGGATGGCACTGACGGTCGATCAACGGGCCGCGATTGAATTCGCGCTCGGCGCCTGCGCGGGCCACCGCGCCGGTGAACCTCACGTTGCCGCACTGGAATCGCTTCTCGCAATGCGCCCCGGCCAGCCGGACACCGAGGATGCCGCCGGCGCCCGGGAGGCACGCTCATGAACCGCTCTACAAACGCCACGCCGCACGACGCAGCATTGCGGGCCGCCATCGCGGCGGCCGCCGACGTGCTGCGCTTCGACAACCGCCCCGGCAGCGTCGCCCGACAGTGCACGCTCGGCCTGTTCGTCGCCGCCCTGAGCGACCGCCTCGCGCTCGCCTTCCCGCAGTCGGCCGACGCACTCAAGGCGATCGTGTTCAGCCCGCCGACCAGCAGCAACCCGACCGAAACACCCCTGCAGCAACCTGAGCAACAGCAATAACGATGGCCTCGATCGAAGAACTGAAACAACGCATCGACCTGCACGACCTCGCCGACCGCCTCGGCCTGAAACGCGGCCGCGGCGGCGACCGGGCGCTCTACCACTCGCCGCAGCACGACGACAAGAGCCCGTCGCTGTCGATCTACGTGAACCACCCGAAGCACGGCACCGGCTGGCGCGACCACAGCGCCGACGCTGGCGGCTCGTGCATCGACCTCGTGATCCATGCGCGCGGCGGCACCGTCGCCGACGCCGTGCGCTACCTGCACGACGCCTACGGCATCCCGCTCGACCGGCCGGCGCCGGCGGAGCGCCGCGAGAAATCGACCGTCGAATACATCGCCGACCGATGCTTCGCCGAACGCGACCAGGTGCGCGAATACCTCGCTGGCCGCGGCATCTCTGCCGCCGCGATCGACGCCGCGATCGCCGCGCGCTCGCTCGGCTTCAACACGTGGACCAGCTCGAAAGTCGCCGCCGGCGAAGTCGGCCACGCCGGGCCCGCCGCCGCGTTCATCGTGCGCGCGCCGGGCGACGCGCGCGTCGTCGCGGTCGACATGCGCTACGTCGACCCCGCGCTCAACGGCGGCGTCAAGACGCAGACCCAGGGCGACAAGGCCGGCTACGGCTGGACCGCCGACGCGCGCCGGCTCGACAAGGCGAAGCGCGTGTACATCGTCGAAAGCGCGATCAATGCGCTGTCGATCGACACCTGCGCGCTGCCCGGCGCAGCCGCGCTCGCGCTGCGCGGCCTGGCGAATGTCGACGGCATCGACTTCGCGTTCCTGCGCGGCAAGCAGGTCGTGATCTGCCTGGACAACGACGAACCGTTCGCGGACAACCACCCGCGCGCCGGCCGCCGCCCCGGCCCGGAAGCCGCATGGGCGCTCTACGAGCGGCTTACCGCGCTGAACATCAGCGCCGTGCTCGTCGACCAGGCCGGCTGGCTCGCGGACCTCGCGGACGGCGAGACGACTCAGAAGCCCATCAACGACGTGAACGACTACCTGCAACTGCGCGGCCCGGCCGAGCTGCAGCGTGCGCTCGACCAGCTCGAACCGTGGCTGATTGCCGGCCTGGCCGGCGACGCCACGCGCCGCGGCCGGCCGCGCATCTTCCTGCCGTCGCACGACTTCGCGCAGTACTGGCGTTTTCGCACACGGCCGGACTTCACCAGCTACATCACGAAGATGGACCGCAACGAGGAATCAGGCGTTGAAACGCCGGTCATGACGGATCTGTGCGGTTTCCGCATCGCCGGCATCAGCCGCGTGTCGGTCGCGAGCGCGACGTCGACGATGACGGGCGACGCCGACCAGGCGCCGACCGTCTACTTCGCCGTGTCGGTGCAGGCGCCACGCCACGGCGCGCAGCTGATCCGCCGCGTGATGCTCGACGACCAGCTGCACAACGTCGACCAGTGGGGCAAGTTCGGTCCGATCTGGGCGCCGGCGCCGTTCAAGCGGATGGTGAACATCCTCGAACGCGGCGCCGACCTCGGCGCGCGCCAGGCGGCGAACTTCGTCGGGCTCGCCTGGCGCGACGGCCGCCTGATCGTCAACGAAGGCCCGGACTGCTACTTCACCGAAGCGGACAAGCAGTGTCCGTATCACAACCTGACCTTTCCAAGCGGCCTCGCCAGCGACGCGCGCCGCGTCATCGCCGCCTATCAGACGACGTTCAAGCAGAACGCCGCGACGATCCCGCTCGTGTGGGCGCTCGGCGGCCACCTGAAGGCGCTGCTCGGCTTCTGGCCGCACATCACGATCCAGGCGAACAAGGGCGCGGGCAAGTCGACGCTCATCAAGCGGCTTGAACGCTCGCTCGCGTTCACGATGTTTTCGGGGCAGTCGCTGCAGACCGAGTTCCGTCTGCTCACCAGCATCAGCCACACGAGCCACCCGGTCGGCTGGGAAGAACTGTCCGCGCGCCGGCAGGACGTGATCGACAAGGCGGTCGGGCTGCTCCAAGAGAACTACCAGTACACCGTGACGCGGCGCGGCACCGACATGACCGAATACCTGTTGTGTGCGCCCGTGATGCTCGCCGGCGAGGATGTACCCGTGCGCAGCCTGCTCGGCAAGCTCGTGCGCACGACACTGACCGGCAAGCGCGGGCCGCTCATGCCCGACGACCTGCCCCGCTTCCCGGTTCGGCAATGGCTTGAGTTCCTGGCCGGCCTGGACAAGCGTGCCGTGTTCGGCCAGTACGCCACACTGCGCGACAAGGCGCTGGCGAACTGCCGCGCGAGCGGCGAGGACGACGGCGCCAAGCGCATGGCCGGCAACTACGCGGCCCTCGCGCTCGCCTGGCGCTACCTCTGCGAGTTCGCCGGGATGGACCCAAGCGAGGGCGACTTCCCGCGCGACCTGATCGCCGAGATGAACGGCCACGTCGCCGAGACGAGCGCCGATCGCGAGCCGTGGGTCTGGATCATGGAAACCGTGCTGTCGGAGATCGACGGCGGCAACTACAAGCATCCGTACACGTTCGACACCGTCGACGGCGAGTTCTGCCTGCTGCTGCGCACCGGGCACGTGATGGATCACCTCGCGCACACGAGCGCGCTGCGCGACAAGTGGAACGGCCTGCCGGTGAAGTCCGACCGCGTGTTCAAGGCGCAGCTCAAGCACGCCGGCGTTGTCGTCGGCGACAAGGAAGTCGAGCGGCGCATCTATACACGTCGCGTAGCTCACCTCATGCCGATATCGCTTGAGCGCTTGGCCGCGTTCGGGCTGTACGTGTCCGTGCGTGAGGACCTCGCGAGCGATGCGCTGCAAGGAGCCCACGCGTGACCCGCTCTCAGCCGATGCGGCCGCAGCGCGGCCGTACCCCTTCTCTCATTCTTTTCGGCCGCGTAGCGGCCCTGAATTCGGGTTTCCGGTGCATGCGCCGATGCGCGCAGCAGTCGGCGCACGTCGACCGGCGGCCGCCGCTCTGTACGCGTCCCCCCGTCCCCCCCGCGAGTCGAAACGGCCGGGCAACGACGCGAGCCGAGAGCGAGCGGGGCCGCGCGGGCGGATTTTGCCGTGGGGAGCGCACGGGCAACGCAAAAAACCCGTGGTTTTCGAGGGTGTGCGCTTGTAAGTCCTTGATTCTTGAAGCGAGTGCTGCCACAAGTCAGCCCGTTTTTGCCACAAGTCAGGCCGTTTTTGCCACGGGTCCGATTTTCGCGTCGGTCGCCGCCGCCCCTTTCTCCTTTCTCTCTAATTCATTGAAAAAGAAGAAGAAAGAATACGAAGAAAGGCGAGGAATCAGCCCGAACGCGCTGCCACGAGTCACATGCGATTTGCCACAGGTTTCCGCACCTGCTTATTTTTTAGGCCACGAGTCAGCAAGTGCATCCACCGGAATTTCGTGGCAACCCGTGGCATAGATTTTTCATACAAATCATATGGTTACGAAAAAAATGGGCCAAAACCACGGAACCACGGGTTGCACTGCGTGCGCTCCTTCTGCGCGGGATGCGGGCGCAACGGCAATGCAGACGATCGACCTGATTGCCGCGGCGGCAATGCTCGGCGCGCATCCCGAAACGGTGCGCCTGAAAGCCAAAGCCGGCGCGCTGCCGGGCCGCAAGGTCGGCAAACGCTGGATGTTCTCGATAGTTGCCCTGCAGCGCTACCTCGCCGGAGAATGGCTCCCGCGAGTTGTGCAGGGCGATCAACAGGAGGAAGTTGAATCATGTCGCTCTACAAACGGAAGACCAGCCCGAACTGGCAATACAAGCTGTACCCCCCTGGAGGCGGAACGCCGATACAGGGAAGCACTGGCACCAGCGACAAAGCGCAGGCCCAGGAATTCCACGACCGCCTGAAGGTGGATCTGTGGAATCAGGCGCGGCTCGGCACGAAGCCGCGCCATACGTGGAACGACGCGGTCGTCCGGTACGTCACCGAGCGCGAAGGGCTCCCGAGCCTGGAAACGTCGAAGATTCACCTGCGATGGCTCGATCGGCACCTGTCCGGCGTCGCGCTGGCCGACATCGACCGCGACCGCATCGACGCGATCGCACTGGAAAAGAGGCGGGAACCGCTCGTCATCCGCACGAAGCGCGGCATCGTGACGACCGACAGGACGGTCAGCGCCAGCACGGTGCGCCGCGTGATCGGCGTGCTGAAAGCCGTGCTGAACGCGGCCGTCGAATGGGAATGGCTGAACCGCGCACCGGTGACGAAGCGCGCGAAGGTCGTGTCGAAGCGCATCCGCTGGTTGAGCCAGGCCGAAGCCGAACGGCTGCTGTCCGAACTGCCCGACCACCTGGCCGACATGGCGCGTTTCAGTCTCGAGACTGGCCTGCGCCGCTCGAACGTGACCGGGCTCCAGTGGTCGCAGGTCGACATCGTGCGGCGTGTCGCGTGGATTCACCCGGACCAGGCGAAGGCGAAGAAGGCGATCACGGTGCCGCTGTCGGACACGGCGATCGCCGTGCTGCGCCGCCAGCGCGCGATGAAGCGCGCACCCGAGTTCGTCGACAGCGTGTTCGTCTACCAGGGCAAGCCGGTCTATCAGACCGTGACGGCCGCCTGGCGCAAGGCGCTGAACCGCGCCCGCATCCGCGACTTCCGCTGGCACGACCTGCGGCACACGTGGGCGAGCTGGCACGTGCAGCGCGGCACGCCGCTCCAGGTGCTCAAGGAGCTGGGCGGATGGGAAACGATGGAGATGGTGCAGCGGTACGCGCACCTGTCGGCCGACCACCTGGCGCACTGGGTCGCGCCGCTGACGGCCGAGCCTGCGCCGATGCCGGCTGCAATCTAG